TGATCGCTCTGCATCCTCAACATTACTCGCATCTATGATAACCACAGCACCATCACCGTCCACAACGAACTCGAACGGGTAACCGCGATCTTCCAAAGATGCCACCAACATCAAAAGCATCTGTAGGGAATTTCCACCCCCAGTGTTAACATCACCTGAAGCCCTGCCACCAAAAAGACTATATTTAACTCCAGAACGCGTTCGTCCCTTCATTGTCAATTGTTTGTCTAATAGCGACCGGAACTCCCGGGACTTATTCCACCGTCGGTATACTAATCCCTCCAGCCTCTGCATCTCCTCCCTTACATGGGCGTCGAACCGTGAGCAATCTATGCCGATCGCATATGGATTTTTGAATTGCGACCACTTGTGCTTCAAAAGAGCATAGCGTTGTGGTCCATTCAACCCTTTAGCAATCACACGACTTGGTTGCTGGATTTTCTGGCATTTTAGGGATCTCAGACTCAACAAACGATGTTCACACGGCAAATAGTGGGACATGAAAGCAGCATTGAACTTGAAGCTCCGGAACTGAATTATACGTGGCGCCTTAGCCTCAGCAGTGATGTCTAATTTCTCGGCCTTAACAAAGGCTTCGAGCCGAAAATCATCACTACTAAGTCCATGTACTTTAAGCTCCTCGACCGCTCGCTCATACCGCAATCGTTTTGCCCCCCCGTAAGCCTTAGGAACATCGTCTAGAGCCATTGGGGTGATCTCCCCATAGTCCAGCTTCCTAGCCACCCGTCGTGCCACAGCCCGACATCTCGTTCTGCCGACCTCATCTACCGGTCCAACCTCCATCAAAACCCGTCCAGCGAGTCCACGAACCTCATTATGGACACAACCGCGATGTATTAACATAGGAAATCTAAAACCAGCCGGCTGGTAAGCACAAAAGAGGCGTCTAGGGTCGGAATAGCTAGGACAGGCACCTGCTTTCTTCCAGTCCAGTTTGGCTCCATCCCGAATTCTAGCATGATCGAATGAATCGGGACAGAACCCTGGTATGAAGAAGGGCCCTTCCTAACCACCCCACGAAGGCTTGGCGGAAAACAGGCTAGTTCCAGTACCACCCAGACCTAAGCCCGGATCCCCATTTAGAACTCGCCCAATACCGGACCAGAGGGAGGGAGAATACGAGAAGGGGGACTTGAGGAGCGATCCACTTAACTCGATAGCGTCGCGGGCTGAGTATTTACCAAGCACCCGGTAGGCCGCTTCTTCATTCTCGGCAATTTCCATAGCCGAAGCCACAGAGAGAGCCACGAAAGTGTGGGCGAATTTCCAGTAATGCTCGGGTAACTCCTTTACCCAGCGTTCAGCCCGAGCTTTTACCGTGAGAAGCAGGGCATGATCCCGCTTTCGCAACACAACAAAAGTCTTCAAGCTCGCCACCAAATCATAGCAGAGTAGACCCTCAGACGTTCCAAGTAACAGAACATCCTTGTCAACCACACCTTCCCC